TTTTTTCATGCTAAAGCATGGCAACTGATTGCATAACAGTTTCCCTTTGACTGTAACTCACTGAAAGTGAAGGGTTTTTCTCACATGATGTGGATGTGTGCACAGTATGCGTTTACACATGCGCTGCATATGCCTCATATGTGTGCTACATACGCCATGATGTGGGGGTGGGCAGGGGCCATGCGGGGGGTGTGCGTATATGTATACACAGAAATACACAGATCAGGAAAAATGAAGTGTTAACCACATTACATATATAGTGGTTTACACAGAACAATGTTCTCAGAAAACAGTGTTACGAAGAACAATTTCCCTAAAATGAAGCATATGTAAAATTTAGGGGTTGACATGTACCACAGAATGTGTAAAACTATATTAAGAGAGTTTTTGGTAGGCTCACTTTAACTGTTACACGTACAATGAATCACTTAGAATGTACCATATACTACCTTAAATAAATACATTAACTAAATCACGTACAATGATTACACTTAAACTGTACCTAAGTGTAATTAATTTGTACTATTTTGTAATTAAGTATTGACAATGGCTAAAAAATCAGTAAAACTATACACAGACAATGTTCTTGAAGAGTTCTATCGTCACGTATTAGACGATAACATTGAGAGTTTGCATATTCCCCATAGTGATGTATTCTACGTGCGAGAGGCTGTACAGAATCATTACGGTAGATCTTTCACTTTAAAGGAAGTTGAAGATGCTATGAGGGCAGAAGGATGGAATGATACGTAATGTCAGTACCTGATCGTGTAAAAAATAAAATGAAAGAGTTAGGTTTGAGTGGAGTTAACGTACCTAAACGTACTCCTAGTCACAAAACTAAGTCTCACGTAGTAATGGCATCGGAAGGTGGTAAGTATAAAGTTGTAAGATTTGGACAACAGGGTGTTAAGGGTGCGGGTAAGTCTCCTACAACAGCTAAAGATAAAGCTCGTAAACGTAGCTATTATGCAAGACACAATGCACAGGGCAAACCAACGACTAAGTTGAGTGCCAAGTATTGGTCACACAAAGTTAAATGGTAAGAGGATAAACCAATGGGAATACTTTCTAAGGCTCAGAAAGCAGCTAGGGCAGCACGTAAAGCTAAAGAAGCTGCCAAGACAGTTGAAAAGAAAGGCAGCATTGCTAAGAAGATGACTGTCAGCAAAACAGATATTCAACAAGCTAAGACTGCAAATCAACTTGATACAATGCAAAGACGTATTGACGATATGGATGATGGTCTACGTAAAGACATGATGCAGAAGATGTTGGATGCACAACGTAGGTCTTTTGAAAAGATGCAAGCCGATGAGTTAGATAAAGCTGGACGTAAGTCTGCACAGTCTGCTCGTGACCGTAAGCCTTTTAAAGGATATGACCCAAGCAAAGATCTTCCGTTTAAACGTGGTGGCTTAGTTAAGACAGGTCATATGGACATGCGTAAAGGTGGTATGTTCTACAAGTGAGCATAGAGAAAGACCTACGTAATTGGTCACGTGATGTATTAGAAGTTCCGAATGAAGCATTGGGCGGTTTACCTGCTTGCCCATTTGCTAAAAAAGCATGGAAACAACGCAAAGTAAATGTTGTAGAAACTACTGGTTTAGTGTATACTACAGAAAAAGAAGCTAAAGTATTCCATAATCACAGATACGAATTAGTTGTAGTTGCATCCTATAACTACCCCGACATAAGTATGTTTAACATGTATGTCGAATACCTTAATGATAAATATACAAAGAATGATTTGCACATAATGGGGTTTCATCCTGACTATGGTGCAGAAGATGCAGAGCTAGACTTTTTGTATGAACATGATTGGGAATCTAGCATAGACAAAGAGTATGCTATGTTGTTTATTCAATCCTTGAGTCAGGTAGATGACGCAAGTTTACAATTAGAAAAGCTAGGGTATTACACAGTATATCCTGAAGAAGAGTACAAAGCACTTGTGCTAGATCGCAGAGCAAGGAGACAGTCTAATGGCGATGAAACCCAGAGCAATGAAGAAGAAGACGCCAATGCGTGGCGGCGGTATGGCTAAGAAACCTATGATGCGTGGTGGTGGAATGGCTAAAAAGAAAATGATGCGTGGCGGAATGGCAAAGAAAAAGAAATAATGAATGCCAGTAAAAAAAGTAAAGGGTGGTTATAAGTGGGGTACATCAGGTAAGGTGTACCCTACTCGTGCTCAAGCTGAAAAGCAAGCACGTGCCGCCTATGCTAGTGGTTATAAAGGTAGTAAAATGAAAAAACCTAAGAAGTTTGTATTGGGTGGTGCAGCTACACCTGAACAAGGTGAGCAAAGCAGATATAGACCCTCCGCAATGAGATCTCCTCAAGGCATGATGTCAGCCAGAGGTATGACAAGTGGCATGGCTAAAATGAAAAAGGGTGGCTATGTCAACCCTGTAAAAATTGTAGATAACCTTAAAAAGAAAAAATAAATGGCTGGTATTAACTTTAGGACTGCATCTAAGTTTTTAGACGTAACAGCTACGTCTGCTAGTACCTCTGGCAGTCCTAACAATGCTAATACTTTATTTACGTGTCCTGCCAGCCATGAAGCTGAAATAGTTTTACTTATGGTAGCTAATGAAGGTTCATCTACTTCTAACATAGGAATACAGGTGTACCATGCAGACGATACTACATATCATTTTTTTGTAGCAAACGAAGCTATAGCTGGAAACTCTCACGAACATTACATTGCAAGTGGTCCTTTGTTTTTACATGAAGGTGATAAAGTATTAGTATTTAAACATAGTGGTTCTTCTTCTTTTGATGTTACACTATCTGCACGTTTGTATTATACTCCTGCAAGACGGACATGACGAAATAGCAATACTAATATAGTCGTACATATGTTATAACTATCTCCATAGCACACAAACAAAAGGAGGTAGTGCAATGTTTAAACGTATATATGACTTTATAAAAGAAACAAATGAAAAACGAGTAGCATACTGGCAATTAAATAATATGTCAGATAAAGCTCTTAAAGATATAGGAATAAGTCGTGGCGAAATCTACTCGAAAATCTACGGTTAACAAGGCAGGTAATTATACTAAACCTACGATGCGTAAAAATTTGTTTAATCGTATTAAGGCAGGTAGTAAAGGTGGTAAAGCTGGACAGTGGTCAGCACGTAAAGCTCAAATGCTTGCAAAACAATATAAGGCAAAAGGCGGGGGCTATAAGTAATGGCTCTTGCTAAATCACAAAAAAGCCTAAAGGATTGGACTAAACAAAAGTGGAGAACCAAGAGTGGCAAGCCTAGTGCTAAAACGGGAGAACGTTATCTACCTACTGCTGCTATTAAGTCTCTCAGCCCTGCTGAGTATGCAGCAACTTCACGAGCCAAACGAGAAGGCACGAAGGCAGGTAAGCAGTTTGTGGCTCAACCTAAAAAGATTGCAAAGAAAACCGCTAGATTTAGAAGGACTTAAACCATGAATGTAAGTTTAGGTTTACTTGATTATCTACCATTACCTAAAATGCCATTTGATAAAGTAAAATTAACAGAAGGTACAACAAAACAAGAAGTCGTAGAAACTTCAAAAACAGCAATGGAACGAAAAGCAGATAAGTATAGGTATGAGGATGTATATGCATACCACCCACACAATGGAAACAAACTGTATCCTAAACAAGGACGTAATGTAGACTTTGTAGTGTGGTAGAAAGGAAAGCAATATGGCAAGTACAATTATTGATAACTATAAAGTATTTCCACGACTTATGATGCTTGTAGTAACTATTCTGACATATCAGTCAGTACACTGGTATATGTCACTCCCTGACCCCAGCAATGGACAAGCAGGTCTTGTATCAGTTTGTATGGGTGCATTAACAGGTTGTTTTGGTATTTGGATGAACAAAGAGGCCAAGACTGATCGTGGTACAAGCTGATGTATATTATTGTTCTAATTCTTTTTCTAGGTGGTAATCATCAGGTAGGTTCAAATCAAATACTATATGCAAACGAAGAAATGTGTGAGGCAGATAAAGCAGTAATGGTTCAAAAGCTAGAGCAAACTAAGCCTACTCCAGATGCTTTTGTAATTACTAAATGTGTAGAGATGTCTTTCGAAAATAAATCAAAAGGAATAGCCTTATGATTCAAGCATTAATAGGACCAATAACTCAATTAGCAGGAACATGGTTAAATGGAAAAGTTGAAACTAAAGCTGCAGAAACCCGTGCAATGGTTGCTAAGTCTGAAGCTGAAGCACAGATTATGCTCTCTCGTGCAACGAGTGAAGCAGATTGGGAAAAGATTATGGCTCAAGGTAGCCAGAATAGTTGGAAAGACGAATGGTTGACTATACTCTTTAGTATACCACTTATACTTGTATTTACAGGAGATTGGGGTAGAAGTGTAGTTGCCAATGGATTTACAGCCCTTGAGACTATGCCAGATTGGTATCAATATACTTTGGGTGTAATTGTTGCTGCCAGCTTTGGGGTAAGATCTGCTACTAAACTTTTTGGGAAAAAATAATGGCATTTAAACTAAGCAAACGATCACTAGACAAATTAGAGGGTGTTCACCCTGACATGGTAGCTACAGTTAAACGTGCTATTGAATTGACTACAGTAGACTTTGGTGTAACGTATGGGGTCAGAACTCTTCAGGAGCAAGAGAAGCTATATGCTTCAGGACGTTCACAAACTATGAACTCTAAGCATTTAATTCAAGACACAGGCTATAGCCATGCCGTAGACCTTGTTGCGTATGATGGATCAAATGTAGTTTGGGAATTAAATGTTTACGATAACATTGCTGATGCAATGACTGAGGCTGCTAATGAAATAGGTTGCCCTATTAAGTGGGGTGCAGCTTGGTCAGTAGGAGATATTACTAAATACGTAGGTACTATGGAAGATGCAATGAATGAGTATATTGATTTGCGTAGATCCCAAGGCCGTAGACCATTTATTGATGGCCCACATTTTGAGATGATGTAATATGAGTAGACAATTAACAGAACAACAACAGAAGTTTTTAGATGTCTTGTTTGACGAGGCAGCAGGTAATGTAGCTGCGGCTAAAAAACTTGCTGGATATTCTGACGGTACATCTACGACTCAAGTAGTAAATAGTTTAAAAGAAGAAATACTAGATGCTACACATATGTACATGTCACGTAATGCACCTCGTGCTGCAGTTGCAATGGTAGGTGCTCTAATGGACCCAACAGAATTAGGTATACGTGATAAGATGCAAGCAGCAAAAGAATTATTAGATCGTACTGGTCTAGTAAAAACAGAGAAGATGCAAGTAGAAGCAAAGGGTGGTGTAATGCTTATGCCACCTAAACAGGTAGAAGAAGATTGATTAAAACTGGCGTTTGGAAACTCCCGCAACCAACCGACTTACAAGAAGATAATGAGTGGATAGAAATTCCACGAATCGCACGAACTGTCCCGTTTGGCTACGAACTACATCCTGATGATAGTGAAGTCCTAGTACCAATACCCGACGAGCTAGACAAACTACAACAGGCTAAGAAGTATCTAAAGCAATATTCATATCGTGAAGTTGCTAATTGGTTATCCAGAAACACAGGTAGATACATATCACACGTAGGATTAAAGAAACGGTTAGATAATGAAAGAAGACGGTACAACCAAGCTAGAAGCCTACGCAGATGGGCAGACTATGCAAAAAAGGCAATCGCCAAGGCGGAAGCCCTCGAAACCAAAAGGCTCAACAGCAA